CAGCTTTTCATTCAGCAGCTAAAAAGTGGGCTAAGAAAATACCTGGTTGTACAATTTTTAATCCCGCTGAAATGGATGAACAAGCTGGTTTTGATGGCAACAGTGTTTCATTAGACAGTAAGGAACATCTTAAGTCTTGTATGAAGCGTGACTTAGATGCCATTATGAAATCAGATGGATTAGTTATGTTACATGGTTGGGAAAATTCTGAAGGAGCCAGAGTAGAACATTCTTTAGCTGTCTATCTTGGTTTATGTATATTCTATGAAAGCTAAAGTACAAGCTTGTTTCTATTCAAGTTACAAACTACAAGGGTGGCGTAAGTTGGGGATTTCTCTTATGCAAATGACACGGCATACCCATGTACATTTGGAAATAGAATATGGTAACAATAAATACATTATCCTAACCGTAGATGGGTACAGCCCACGCATCATAAAGTTGGGGCTAAACAAGAAGTTTCTTGGCGTTGATCCCTATTACAGTTATTCATTTGGGCTAGTTAATTTAGATCCTGAATGGCAGGACTTTGTAAGCTCATACAAACCAACTAAACACTGGGATTTAATTAAGTACCAGATACTGAGATGGTTTAACCTACACCACAGTAAGCGCATTCCCCCAACATGTGCTACATTTGTTTCAGATTTTATGTTCTTGCATAATATTTCTGTACCAATGTTCTTTTCACCTAAACAATTATGGAGATATTGGCATGATGGTTATAATGTTTGGCGGTAAAGCACGGGTTGGTAAAACAACCCTTGCTAAATTATTTACAGAATACTTGTATAATAAAGGATACTCTCCAGTTATTGTTCCTTTTGCTGATGTATTAAAAAGAGAGGTAGAAAAAACTGGACTAACAAAAGAAGCTAATCCCGAACAATATAGATTAGCTTGTCAAGTTCTTGGTTCAGGTATGCGTAAGAACAATCCTGACTTTTGGGTTAATAAATTTGAAGAGCGGCTTAATGAAATTAAAATACAAGACATTGAAAACTTAGAAACCAACCCAAAAAAGTGGCATGAAAAATGTGTACTGGTTGATGATTGTAGATATTTAAATGAAGTTAACTTTGGTAGAAAGATTGGTGCCTTACAAGTATTTGTAGCTCATGGTAAAAGAGTTGTATCAGAACATGATGCACCTTGGCGTAACCATGAAAGTGAAGACATGGCTAATAAAATAGAATCTAGTAATATGAATTACACAGAAATGTTTCACTATAGATTATTTAACGAAGGTACAGAAAAGGAATTCAAAACCAAAGCTACTAATTACTTTGAGGATTGGTTAAACTATATGAAAAGTGATGATAAAGTTTTGTGTGATTGTTTAGGCTGTATGAAAACAAGATATGATATAGCTCTTACATTAGGGGATCTAGAACAAATTTTAGATAAAGCACACAAGAAACTTGCGGAAGAAGATGACGAAGATTTAGAAGATATATTGTGACAAAACATTTACACTTGGGTGTAAAGACCGACAATTTATCACAGGAGAATATTAATGGTTGATCCAGAAGATGAAGATTTAGAAGACGATGTAAACGATAACGAGACAACACCAGAACAAGATCATGCTTATTGGCTGGACTTACGTAAGAGGACAAGGATGGAATACGATGATGAATCTTGAACCAATGCCTAAGGTTGCTGTATTAGACGGCGATATACTAGCGTACAGGATTGCTTTCTGGGCAGAGTCTGAGGGTATTGAAGATATTGAAACCAGAGTAGATCATGATGTCAAAGCATGGGTACCCCCTGGTATTACTACAGTACACATAGCAGTATCATGTGCAAGGTCTGATAACTTTAGGCGTAAGATTTGGGATCCGTATAAAAGGCACAGGGATGTTAACCGAAAGGTTCCCGAAGCTTTACCCTTAGCCGTTGAGTTGGTTACCAAAGTTGGTAACAAGTTAGATATTCCCCAACTAGAAGCTGATGATGTTATGGGTATCATGGCATCAGGCTATCGTGCTGTGGCTGTAACCATAGACAAAGATCTTAGATCTGTACGGGGATGGCATTGGAATCCAGATAAAGAAGATAAACCAGTTCTTGTTGATGCTAGACAGGCAGAGTATAACTTTCATAAGCAGTGGCTTACGGGGGATACTACTGATAACATACCTGGAATCTGGAAGTGTGGTCCAATAAAAGCACAGAAGTTATTAGACTCGGTTCAACCACACAACTGGACCGACGCTGTTTTGGGTGCATACGAGCAAGCTAAAGATGCACAAGGAAACCCCTACAGTCTTGATTATTGTGTAAAAATGGCACAATGTGTTAGGATATTGCGGGATGGAGAGTATAATTCAGATACAAAAGAACCAATTCTATGGAACCCTGCCTAATAGTTGGGGCTATAGAATACAACCAAGGATAAGATATATGTCAACAGATAGTTATTATATCAGTTCAAACACCTTTTCAAACCCCACTGAGGTTTCAGCAGCAACCTATGTTCACCAGAACTATAACGCTGTTAAGGTTAAATTAGAACAAAACGCAAAGCTACCAATGTTTCAAACGGCAATGTCCGTAGGGGCTGACCTAGCTTGCTTAAACGAGTTTACTTTACAATGTAATATGCCAACCCTGATTGATACAGGTGTTTCTTTAGAGTTACCTATAAACACAGCTGGTTTAGTTTATATTAGATCCAGCGTAGCCTTAAGTGGTATTGTCTTAAGTAATGGTGTCGGTGTTATAGATCCTGATTACAGAGGTACAATTAAACTTATGTTAACAAATATATCAGGTGGTATAAAATCATTTTCTAAAGGTACAAGATTAGCCCAGTTAATTCTTACTCCAACCATATGTGCTAGATTTGTTGAAGTTACGAATCTTAATACTACAGATAGAAATAATGGTGGGTTTGGATCAACTGGAGTTTAATATGAATACATTTCAAGAATTTATAGCACTAAGTCGTTACTCAAGATGGCTACCAAATTTAGGTCGCCGTGAAACATGGGAAGAAACAGTAGAAAGATGGTGGTCTTTCTTTACAAACAAAGCACCCCAATTATTAGAAAGACCTGATATTAAATCAGCCATTCTTAATCTAGAAGTTCTACCCAGTATGCGTGGTCTTATGACCGCTGGGGTTGCTTTAGAAAAAGATAATACAGCTTTATATAACTGTGCTTATATGGAGATTGATTCTCCCAAAGCATTCTGTGAACTAATGTATATCTTAATGTGTGGCACTGGTGTTGGCTATAGCGTTGAATCGCGTTGTGTAAATAAATTACCTCTCGTACCAACATCAATAGAAAAAGTTTGGGAAAAACCCATTGTTGTCGAAGACTCAAGAGAAGGTTGGTGTAACTCTTTAGAATCATTAATCACAAATCTTTACAGTGGAGTTCATCCCAAGTGGGATACTTCTAAAGTTCGCAAAGCAGGCGAAAGACTGAAGACATTTGGTGGTCGAGCAAGTGGACCACAGCCCCTTGAAGAAGTGTTTAGATATGTAACACAATCATTTTACAAAGCACGAGGTCGCCACCTCAGTTCTCTAGAGTGTCATGACATCTGTTGTAAGATTGCCCAGTCTGTTATTGTGGGTGGTGTTCGTAGGTCTGCTATGATTTCACTGTCTGATCTATCAGATCGTGAGATGGCAAACTGTAAGTCTGGTGCTTGGTGGGAAACGGCATCACACAGATCACTAGCAAATAACTCTGCTGTATATCAAGATCGACCTTCTATGGGGCAGTTCATGGAAGAGTGGTCTGATCTTTATAACTCGCACTCAGGCGAACGTGGTATTTGTAACAGACAAGCCATGACTGATATTGCCAAAGCATCACACAGAGATACAGAAGAATATTTCTTTGGTACAAACCCTTGTTCAGAAATTATTCTACGACCCAATCAATTCTGTAATTTATCTACAGTTGTTGTTCGGGCTGATGATAATATAGAAACTTTAAATCGTAAGATTGAACAAGCTACTGTTATAGGTACAATCCAAAGTATGTTTACACATTTCCCATACTTAAGAAACTCTTGGGAAAAGAATTGTAAGGAAGAAAGATTGTTGGGTGTCAGTATGACTGGCATCTTTGATAACAAACTTATGTCTGGTAAAGAAGGTAGACCAAAGCTCAAGTATGTTTTGGAAGTTTTAAAAGAAACTACTGAATATACTAATCTTGTTTGGTCTGATAAATTAGGTATCGCTCCTAGTAAATCAATCACGTGTATCAAGCCAGAAGGTACTACATCTTGTTTAGCAAACTCAGCGTCTGGGTTACACCCAAGATACTCTGAGTATTATTATAGACGTGTACGGTTGGATAAGAAAGATCCAATGTATGCTATGATGAGAGATCAAGGGGTTACGGTAGAGGATTGTGTAATGAATCCTGAGTCTACAGCTGTGTTTACATTTCCCCAAAGAGCAGAACTAGGTACACAAACCAGTGAAACACTAGGAGCAATGGAACACCTACAGCTATGGTTAGACTATCAACAATTCTATTGTCACCATAAGCCTAGTATCACTGTGTCTTATACAGATGATGAGTTCTTAGAGATTGGTAACTGGGTTTGGAAAAACTTTGATAAGATATCAGGTATATCATTCTTACCCAAGTGTGACCATACATATGCTCAAGCTCCCTTTGAAACTATTGATGCTCGTACCTATAACATGTCTCCAAAAGTTCTTGTAGATTTTTCTAAGTTAAAGGATTATGAGTTAAATGATACAACAACATCTTCACACTCTATGGCTTGTACGGCTGGGGGTTGTGAAATTATTTAAGAGGTATTACTATGGCTTTATACAACGCTGATCGCGTAACTGATCGCGCACAACGAGAAGCTGATAATAGACAACAGATGGATATAATAATGGCTGCGTATAACCGATACCTTGAAAACTTACAAGCACCTGTTGTATCAGGACCTATGCCAAGAACAGTGGTAGGTAAAAAACTTTATGATACATTTATACCCCAACAATTAGGGTCTGTTGGGTTTACAATTAAGGAAAGAGAAAGAAGTGCTGATGAGTTTTTATTTAATGCGCGTACTCCCGAAGAGTTGCTGACTATGGCTGGTATTAAAAAACCAGCTAATTGGAATCCCTACTATTCTACTTTTGAAAGAAACCCTTATACTAACATGGGGGAGCGAGTTATAAAAGAAACAGAAGATGATTATGCAAACAAACTAAAAGCTGCCAATAAACTATTTGAAAGTGCTAAAGCTACTTCATTGACAGGCGGCTCCAGTTTCTTTAACTTTGCCAAATCTACTGAAGAAGAAGAACTAAATAAACGATATGACTTTAATAAATTCTTGCCAGGAATTACAGAAGAATTACAAAATAAATACAGCGCTTTGGGAGGTTATCAGCGTGGTTTACTAGCAAATGAAACCGTAGAAACCAGCGATGATGAAAAAGTTTTATTTAAAACTAACCCAGCAATGGCAGTAGAAGCTGAGATAAAAGCATTGCAAAGTACTTTTAAAGATATAACTAAAAAAATAAACGACGAGTTTACAAGATACAGCCAATCCCAAAGAAAATTAGGGTCATATCAATCAGCCGCTTTATCTGAAGAACAGATGATGCAAGCTTTGGGTCAACAAATAAGATCCACCTATACTACCTTTGGAGGACAAGCAGAAGATTCCTATATAGGAAATCAATATATGTCTCCTATAGATAAAAATATTGATTTAGAAAACTTTAATATCCAAGACTATATGAGTGGTCTTCCAAAACCAAGGACAATACAATGAGCTTTCAAAACAATTTTAAACTAAGATTAAATACAAATATTTCAACGCTGTCTTCTTCAGACATTAGGTTAATTTTAAAAAATTTATATGAAGAATTAGAAACACTTAAGACAGATATAGATACAATCAAAACACAAATGGATAAACAAGTAAATGAAACAAGAAATATATCCCAGGATAGACCCAAAGTTGGTAGACCTGTTGGAAAAGATGTATCCACCTCTTGAGTATGATCCTGAATTAACCTCGGAACAATGGACACGCAAGTGTTCTTTTAGGGCTGGTCAAATAGAATTGATAAGTAAATTAAAAACAATATGTAACAAACAAAAAGAATCTGGAGGTACTTATGGGTGGTAGTCCATCTATTTCGGGAGGTATGACATTTTCCGAACAACAACAATTGTTAAGGGAAGAAAGAGAATTCCAAGCACAACAAGAAGCTCAACGAAGAACTGATGCTGAAGCTGCGGAAGCTAGACGAGTAGCTAGAGAAGCAGCAGAGCGTACTAGAATTAAACAAGAAGAAGAAAAACAAATTCAAGCAGCAACACAAGCAGAACAAGAAGCTATTGCAGAAGCAAACGCGCAAGCTGAAGCTGGTCAACAACAGGGTATGGCTGGTTCAAATGTGTCTAACTTAGATTTCTTTTCTTCCCTATATACAGGTATGAGTACACCAGGTACATAATATGAAAAATTCTTTAGCAGATAGATTTTCTAGATTACACTCAAACCGAAACTCTAAACTTGTTAGATCAAGGTACTGTGCTGCATTAACCATTCCATCTCTACTACCTCCAGAGGGGTGGACCGAAGAACAAATGCTGCCCCAACCCTTTTCTTCAGTTGGTTCGCGGGGGGTTACTTCTTTAGCTAGTAGAATGTTGTCTGCTATGATGCCTGTAAACGATACACCATTCTTTAAATTTAATCTTAAGTCTGGTGTTGATCCTTCTGTTGAAATAAAAGCATACCTTGAAACTTTATGTTACCAAGTATATAGAAGATTGTCATCTACCAATCTAAGAGAAGTTGTATATCAAGCTATTCAATCATTGATTGTTGTTGGAGATTCTTTAATACATTTAGAAGATGATTATAAGTTTAGATCCACACGACTAGATCATTATGTAGTTCAACGAGCTGTTGATGGTTCTGTTCAAGAAATTATTTTTATAGAATATGCTTTACAAAATGAAGATGCTATTTCATATCAAATGTTTGGTGTAGAAAAACAAGGATATGAAAAACAGTTCTGTCAACTAATGTTAAACAAAGATGGTAATTGGGATTATAGAAAAGAAAATGCAGATGGTGATTTATTAGCTGAAGGTGTTTATGAAATTGCCCCCATGTCTATCTTAAGATGGTATGGTGTAGCAGGTGAAAACTATGGTAGATCCCATTGTGAAGATACCCTTGGTGATCTTCAGTCTTTAGATTCATATACCAAAGCAATGCTTGATGGTATGGCTGCTTCTACGGCATTCTGGATGTGCCTAGATCCCAGTGGTATCACGGAGATTGATGACGTAGCCAGTCAATCTAATGGCTCTTGGGTCCCTGCTAGAAGAGAAGATGTGTTCGTGTTGTCCCCCAGTCAAACAATGAACACTCAAATTTCAGCAGCACAAACAGCAGTGGAAGTTATGCGTCGTGAGATTGGTCAGGCTTTCCTAATGTCTGCTAGTGCTATCCCTAGTGGAGACAGGGTTACTGCTACTGCTGTTAGAATGATTGGTTCAGAATTAGAAACCATTCTTGGCGGTGCGTTCTCTGCCATAGCTAGGGATTTACTTGAACCCATTATTAAGAGAACGGTTTTCTTAATGATTGAAGATGGTTCTTTAGATAAAAGAATGTACGACCAATTCTTTAACAAAGACGGTACATTAAACATCGAAGTTGTTACTGGTTTACAAGCTTTATCTAGAGATACAGACTTACAGAAACTAATGCAAATGGGAGAAATGGTTCGCAACCTTCCTGAGTCTGCTCTTAGTTCCTTTAAGTGGTCTGAATATGCTAAAGCATTGATATCTTCCTTAGGGTTTGATTCAAGAAATTGGGTTATCTCTGAAGAAGAACAACAACAAATGATGCAACAACGACAAGCTCAAGAACAAATGTTGCAACAGCAACAACTCACACAACAAACATTGGCTAAAGCTGGTACTGCTGCTGCAATGCAAGACATAGAGCAAACAGGTGGTCAAGGTGTTGCTAATGTATTACAAAACGCTGGCGTTGATATGTCAGCATTCCAAGGATAATATTATGGCTAGTAAAAAAGATGCTTGTTATCACAAAGTAAAATCTAGATATACTAAATGGCCTTCAGCTTATGCAAGCGGTGCTTTAGTTAAATGTCGAAAAGTTGGTGCTAAAAATTGGGGTAAAGGAAAAAAATAATATGGCAAAGAAATTAGATAAAGCTAGTATGCCTTGTAATAAACCCCGCAAGTCTCCTAACCCCAATAAAAAAAGGGTTGTTAAAGCTTGTGCTAATGGTAAAGAAAAGATAATTCACTATGGTGCTACGGGTTATGGTCACAACTATAGCGCCGGTGCTAGAAAATCTTTTAAAGCTAGGCATAAATGTGATTCAGCTACCAACAAACTATCCGCTAGATACTGGGCTTGTAAGAATTTATGGGCTGGGTCTGGTGGCTCTAAGTCATCTTGCCCTAAAAACAGAAAGTGTAAAAAGTAATGGCAAAGAAAAAAGCTGATTTTTCTTTAGAAAAAAAGAAAGGTTTACACGGTTGGTTTTCTCGAAACAATGGTAAGGGTTGGATTAACTGTAAGACAGGAGGACCATGCGGTCGTTCCAAGGCTGGTAAAGGTTCTTATCCTGCTTGCCGTCCAACTAAATCAATGTGTACAGCTAAAGGTGTTCGTGCTAAGAAATCCGGTAAGAGAGTATCTTGGAAATGAAAACTAAATTTAAATGTAATTGTGGTACAACAACCAGATTGACTGGTAAACATGCACAAGCCAAGGTCAATCCTAAGGCTACTAGCAAAACAAAGAAAGGTTAAGAATGACAGATAGTGAAGAGACTCCAGAATTTGAATATCAAGCAGAACAACCTGAATCTCAGGCTCAAACTGATCTTAAAAATTCGGAACAATCCCTAGTTTCTACTGAGCAAGATGTACAGAATGCTAAAGAAAGACTTGCATTTGAAGCTTATGTTAAAAACAATGGTGACAAGATTCCCGAAAACTTTAAAGATGCGGGTGCTTGGTTTGATAGTTTAAAAAATGCACAACGGGAATATACCAAGTCACGACAAGAGTTGGCTGCACTAAAGAATCAATATGCTGAACAAGGTTCTGTAAATAAACAATATAAAGAACCAACTCCAGAACCACCGAAAGTTGTTGAAGATACAACTAAGCCTATTCCAGAAGTTCTCAGGATTCCAAAACAAGAAACACCTCCTGAGGCACCTCCCCAAGTCTCCCCCTCCGTTAGCGAGGCTGATTGGAAAAGCTGGACTGTTGAGTATGCAACTCAGGGTACACTTAGCGATGCTACCCAAGCTATAATCAGAGAAAAAACTAAGTTGCCTGAATATGTTATTAACGAGTACATGACAGGTCAAAAAGCTAAACTTGAAATGGCTTACAGTAAAGCAGCAGATGTTATTGGTGGTAGGGAACAATTGAATAAGCTGTTTACATGGGCTAGTAAGAATCTTACTCAGCCAGAACAAGACAGTATGAATGCTTCTTTAGCTAGTCCTAATTGGGAAATTGCTTTGATGGGTCTTAACAGCATGTATGATAAGAAGAATCCAAACATGCGAAGAACAGAACCAGCAACAACACCAACTACAAATAAACCTTCTATAGCTAATACCCAAGTTCCCGATATGCCCTATAGGACAAAAAGGGAATTCTCAAGTGAAAGAAACAATCCAAGGTTTGCAACAGATGCTAAGTTTAGAGCAGCCGTTGAAAGGCGAATGATGCAAACTGACTTTAATAAACTACAACCATAAGTTTTCAATTTAAGACTGAGAAAACTTATTATGATTTTATACCCAGCAAGAAACCCCACCTAGGTGCAATGGTTATTCTTGGTATGTAAATCAACATAGACATCAACTCTAAAAAGAACTACTGATTCTGTGTAATCTTTAATTGTCTTTTCTAGTTAACAAAAAATTTTAGGAGATTTTAAAATGCCAGGAGATAATTTAACACATGATGAGTTAGCACTGCGAACAGCAGTTGGAGATGGACCATCAGGTGGTGCAGCAGGAGCTAACAAGCTTTGGCTACCACTTTGGTCAGGCGAAGTAATTAATGCGTATGATGAGTACAATATGTTTGAAAACCTGATTACCCACAAATCACTTAGTGGTGGGTTTTCTTATGAATTCCCAGTAACGGGTAAGGTTTCACTACAACCCAACTGGAATGCTGGAGTAGAGCTTGTTGGTGGTGATTCTAGCAGCACAACCTTCAAGATTAATCTTGACAAGCGACCTATGGCAGCACACTTTGAAACTGATAATGTAGATTTATTGGTTACTCAGTGGGACTACCGTAGCGAGCTTGCAAGACAAGCTGGTTTAACACTTGCAACCGCAAGAGATAAGCAAATTATCTCTACGCTAATTGGTGCTTGTGTTGCTGCTCCACTAAATTCCGATCCACGAGGTATTGTTGAAGCCGACTTCCCAGCACCAGCTGTTGTGGACACTACTACCAGTGCTATTGGTGTAGCTGTTAGTGGTTGTACAGAAACTGCTGCACTGAACATTCTTCAAGCAATTGAGAATTATCTTGTTAATATGCAAGAGAAAAACTTCCCAATTAATGATGTTCATTGTGTAGTTACACCAAAAGTATTCCAAGTTATTCGTGCGCTTGGTATTCCAAGAGCAAGCAACCAATTTACCCAGAACCCAATGTTTACAGCGGGTCAGGCGTATGGTGGTGTTGGTCCAGCTGGCTTTGCTGGAATGAATGCAATGGGTGATTACTTAGATTACATGGGTGTGAAGATTTGTAAAACAAATCACATTCCACGTACAGATTTAAGTGCTGCAAATGCTGGAATTGGAGAAGCCAAGTATAACCTTACTTGCCATACCGTTAATATTTTTGGAATGATCTTCCAAAAGGAAGCGGTTGCTGGGTTGTCCTTGATGGGTATGAAGGTAGATACAGTCCAAGATGTTCGTCGCAATACTCAGTTCACAGTTGCCAGTATGCTCAAGGGTACTGGGATTCTGCGACCTGAATTGTGCCAGATCTTGGTAGGTACTACAAGCGTATCCACCGCAAATGAAAGTGGGGAAATTGATAGCCGAGGAGAGCTTGTGACTCTCATGGGAGCTAATGCAACTACTTTGACCGGTCAATACGCAGTTACTTCATAATTTTTTTTTATTACATTTTATTTCTGCCTTCAAGTTTCTACCGAAACTTGGGGGTTTTTAACAAGGAGGTGTTTATGGGTTTAATCACAAAACTACAGGCTGTTAATCAAATGCTGTTAGCGACTGGTGAAAACTTAGTTTCAGATTTAGAAAACTCTAGTGGTGTAGATACAGGAATTGCTGAACATATCCTAGAACAATGCAGCTTAGATTTTCAAATGCGTGGGATGGCTAATAATAAAGTTATTCGTAAAATGAATGTTGACCTTAACTATAAATTAGTATTACCTACAGCAGACTCGGACGAACTTGGTATAATTGCAGCAGAGTTAGTATCTTTCCATATTAACGAAGACAACACACAAATCAGGGTTCGTGTTTTAAATGAATCTCCAAATCGACTGTGGAATATAACAGACGATACTGATATATTTGAAAGTAATGTTGATTATTATGTAGAGTTTATTATGAAACTGCCTTGGGACAACTTGGATACCGCAGTGCAAAGAGCGATTCTTAGTTCAGCAATGCGTGAGTACCAAGCATTAACTCAAGGAGATCCCGCAACCGATTCTTATCTAGCTTTCCAACAACAGATTTTTAATGCCAAAGGAAAAGCTGCGGATATAAACGATAAAAAGAAAAACATATTCTCTAGTGGGGACCCTTCCCTGCAATCTGCGGTAAATCGAAATGCCTATACTAATGATCCCAGTCGGTTTAGATTTTGGAGAACAAGAGGATAACACATGGCAAGAAGACAATCTAGTGGTGATACTACAACCAGAATATCAATCCCAAATATTCTTAGTGTCAGTAGACAGGCTACAAACAAGAGACAACCACAAGATGCTGAAAACATTGACAATGCTTTAGTTACTTTAGAAAGAAACGTTGAAAAGCGTTCTGGGTTTACTGTAGTCCCACAAAACACAATAGCCAATCTTTTAAATACGGGTTGGGATTTTACTAATGAAGATTGTCATCTATCTTTACATGAGTTAGAAAGTATTTCTAATAATGATCTTTGGTTTTATTGGTATAATATAAACGAAGAAACTAGATTTTTAATTGTTGTAAATTTTGATGCCACTGGTAAAGACCAACAATTAATTTATACCTATCAACTATTAACAGATAATTCATGGAAGAATGTTTCTATGGTTGCTCAATGGGATCCAACCGATCCTACAATTCAAGACTCAACACTAGGAAACTCAAATAATAGTACGGTAGTACAAGCCTATGCTACAGCAAACAATATAAGTTATGCTGCGGCTGTTGCTGCTGGTACTGTTAGTACAACAACTAGAGCTTATATTACTTATGGTACTGATACCAAGACAGCAAGAGAATCGCTAAAGGCTGTTACCCTAAGTTCTTCTTTAATTATTCTTAATACAAATGTATATGCTGGGTTTAGTTCAGATGTAAACGGTAAGTTGTTTGATCTAGGCGGTATTGCTACAGCTACCGATGATATTCGTGGTAGAAAAATAACATACTTTACAGCAGCTAAAGTTACTAAAGTATTTGATACAGGTCCAGACAATTTACAAAACACACCAGATGATGTCTTCCTAGGTTACACCCCAGACAGTGTAAATGGTAACTATATTTCAGTTGATGATTATTTGTTTGATAAACCTGGGTTAGCTTTTCTAGGGCAACGAGTAAATGACGCTAGTGTTATAAAACTACCACCACAAAAAGATGATTGGTTCAGTAACAATACTAATATTACAACAGGAGATAACAAAGCACAACTGATGTTAGCTGCTTTGTATGACTCAACTCACCCACTAAAAAATATTACAGGTGGTGTTGGCGGTAGAGGTAAGATAATGAAAACCCTAAATTCATTTCTAAATCTTATTTCTGGTTATTACAGATTTATTTCTTTTTCAGAAGCTGAAATTTATGGTTATGGTAATACTGCATTCCTAGCAACTCAAATGGTAGTTGGTAAAGCATACCTTATTATAACAACTGGCAGTACAGACTTTACAGCCCATGGTGCTGCAAACAGTAATCCAGGTACAACCTTTGTTGCTACCAGTGTAGGCACAGGAGATGGCACAGTAAAGGATGCTGTGGTTGGTGCGGGTAATCCTTATTTACAAAAAGTCAGAACACCAGATGAGTGGTCTTATATTGATCCCAATAGAATGCCACACAAGTTATCTTTGAATATAGTTAATTCATCCCCTGTCTTTTCTATTAAACCAATGGATTGGAAACCAAGAGAATCAGGAACTAAAAACTCTAATCCCGGCCCCAGTATTTTTAAGACAGCAGATGGACTAGCTCTAAAGCATGTTCGCATAAAATCATTAGCTGTCTTCAAAGATAGGTTGTGGTTTTCTGCTGATGATTCTGTATTCTCATCAGCTCTTGGTAAGTATGAGCAATTGTTTATTGATGATCCCACAAATATTGTAGACTCGGATCCGATTGATGTACGAGCATCTTCAAACACATATGCTGAAATAGTTACTATGTCTCCGTTTGAAAACTTCTTATTTATAAACACCAAAGCAAACGTACAGTTTCAATTAATGGCTGCTGGTGGTGAAGGAACAAACTTATCACCAACCAATGTTTCTATTTCGCCCGTTACTTATTATTCAACAGCAGCCTTTGTTGACCCCCAAACAATTGGATCTCAACTTTATTTCTATGATTCTCAAAGATTGTATTTATACATGGGCGAAGGTAAACTAGGTCTTGCTTCAGCAGTTGAAGTATCTGCTTCCGTAACTGGTTATCTTCCAAAAAACTATAGAGCTGCTTGTACAGCACCTACCCATGACTCAATCCTGTCGGTTGATAATGACAACCCCAATAATATTTATTTATATACTGTTCGATTTAGTGGTGACCGTTTAATTCAAAGTTCATTCTACAGGTTTATACTGAGTCAAGCCAGTAACATTCAATCTTTACAAGCATACAACAGTTATTTATATGCCGTTGTAAAAAACAATAATAAATTCTTTTTACAAAGAACTAATTTACTACCAGATTCTATAGAGACTCCTAGATTAGATGATGTTTTTGTTGTTAAAACTAAGTCAACAGGTAATAATCCAAATACGGTTTATGATATAGCAACCAATACAACAACCTTTAAAATACCTCTTGAACTACCGTATAATACTGAAGGATCGCTAGTTGTGTTTGGTACAGACTGGAGCGGTGAAACTCCAAACACAGTTTTAACTGGTCAAGTAACAAGCCAAGCTAACCACAAAGAGTTTATAGTTCAAGGTAACTATAGTGAGTCTAACAAAACAGTTTACTTTGGTAACAAGTTTAATTTAAATGTTACCCTCAGTCCTTTGGTTGTTCGTGATCAAAACAATCAAGTACTAGAAGGAAGTATGTCTGTTAGAGCGGGTACCATAAGACATGCAAACTCTGGTAACTACTCTATCAGTGTTTCATCTAGAACAAGAACACCAATGGTATCATCATTCTTTCCAAACTACTCTGATATAGTTTTAACTGAAGATTCTTTACCGCTTGATTTAGTAGATGTTAATGGTGAGTTTACTTTTAAAGTATTTGGTTATTCAGATTCTACTGTTATCAGTATTAACTCTGATGCAACAACACCAGTAAATATTACGGGCATAGATTTTAAAACAAAGTTTAGGTGGAAATCAAATACAGTTAATACCTAAGGAGGTATAATGAACTCTGCTGATTATACAAAAAGAGTTTTGGGATCTCTTGCCCAATCAGATTTATCCCAAACAACAGTTAAAAATTTTACGGTAGCTGGTCAAGTTCCTGCTACTTTAGCCCAAGGTGAAATAGCCGTAAACATAATAGATAAAAAACTGTGGATTGGAAACATTCTTAATGTTCCCGTTTTATTTATTAATTCTACAGTTGCTCCAGCTGCTCAAGGAGTAAACACTCAAGTTTTATTTAATGATAGTGGTGTTATAGGTGCCCATGCGGGATTAACATATAATAAAAATACCAGCACTCTTACAGTTACTAATTTAACAGGTCTAACTAATGTTACTGGGAATGCGGGAACGGCTACTCAACTATTGTCATATAGAAACATTGCTTTGGGTGGCGACGTAATTGGAAATGTAAACTTTAATGGTTCTGGAAATGTAACAATTAATACATCAATACCAACAATTGATGGAGGAAGCTTTTAATGCCTAATGTAATTCAAATTAAACGAAGAATAGCTGGTGGTGGATCAGGTCAACCCAATTCCCTAGCAGTAGGAGAACTTGCTTATAGTGAAGTAGATGATATTTTATATATTGGAATATCTGGTAATAATGTTGAGGTACTTGGTGGTCTGGGTGCTTTTGTTAATTTAACAAGTAACCAAATTATTGCTGGTAATAAAACATTTACTGGTGCTACTGTCTTGGGTACTCCTAATTCTGGTACACTGACAAACTGTACTGGTCTACCTATTTCGGGCGGTGTTTCAGGTTTGGCTAGTAATGTTGCTGCTTTTCTAGCAACACCCAGCAGTGCAAATCTTGCTTCGGCTGTAACGGATGAGACTGGGACTGGCTTTCTTGTGTTTAACACTAACCCTACTTTTGTTTCACCAGCTCTAGGTACTCCGCATTCTGGTACACTAACAAACTGTACCGGCTTACCCGTTAGTTCATTAACAGGAACACTACCAGTAGCCAGTGGAGGTACAGGTGTTACAACATCTACTGGGTCAGGTAATGTTGTGTTATCTGCCAGCCCCACCTTTACAGGAACAATAAGTGCTGCTGACTTAACACTGAGTGGAAACTTGGTTGTTAACGGAACAACAACAACCGTAAACTCTACCACAGTAACTTTAGATGATCCCGTTCTTACACTGGGTGGGGATACTGCTCCAATAAGTGATAGCAATACAGATAGAGGAATTGAATTTAGGTGGTACGACTCAGCAGCCAAACTAGGTTTCTTTGGTTTTGATGATAGCACTGGGTATTTTACTTTTATTCCAAATGCAACTGATTCTTCTGGAGTTTACAGTGGTACACAAGGTGATATAGAAGCATCTAACTTTAGAGGCAACCTAATAACCAATAACACAACAATAGATTGTGGAACATTCTAATGCCCAATAAAATACAATTTAAAAGGTCTACTACAAATAATGCTGTGCCAACCGCAGGGAATCTAGATGCTGGTGAACTTGCAATAAATACTGTGGATGAAAAGATATTTTTTAAAAATAATGGTGGAAGTGTAAAATCTTTATCTGAGTCAACAGACTTAATAGATAACTTAGTTACTATAGCAACCGAACAAAGCATTACCGGTAACAAAACATTTGACGGACTCGTAACAGCTAATGCTGGAATAGAGGCACTTAATCTTACTTTGCAACCAGGTACCGAAGATGCAGGCCCATTATATTTTAATTCAGGTGATTTATTAATAAACCAAGTAGTAAACAACATGAATGCAGGTCAAGCTGCAATAGAGTTTAATGAAAATCGCTTGTATGCGTCGAATGTTAATAACAAACGCGCTTTAATACCAACAGAACATTTTGCCGTAATCACTACAACAAGAAGCATTAACAGTAGTAACGCTTTTCAGAATGTATTTGATAGTACTAATGCTATAATCACACTCGCACCAAGTACAACATATACCTTTGAAGGACTTTATCGAATTGCTAGTGGTACTGTGTCGCACACTACCCAAGTGA